ATCCTCGAGCTGCTCGATGTCGCTTTCGGAGGCGACGCTTTTGGCGAGCACCACGCCGAAGGTCAGGTCGAAGAAGTCCGCGCCACGAGGGGCCGGTTGATTCCCGACGGCCACCGGGCCTGGTGACACGCTGACCGAGAGGGAGCCGATCTGGTCGAGCCGGTAGTCTGGCCGGCGACGGTAGGTCGCCGTGACCGATTCGATCGCGCCGGCGAACTCGTGTGCGGTGATCGCTGACGCCAGGGCGATACCGATCCTGCGCTGCACGTTCATGCTTCCTCCGCTGCGGCCGCCATCGCCGCGTATTGCGCGGAGAGCTCCGCGCGGCGCTGCCCGTACCCAAGCATTGTCGTCGTCAGCTCTGCGAGCGTGAGCTGGCGCGGCACGCCGTCGGCGTCGATGATCGCCGGCACGGCCAGCCCCAGGCCCGCGGCTTCCTTCGCGAGCACGAACGCGCCCGTGAGCAGCGTGACGTCCTCCTGACGCAGGCCCAGGCGGAAGCCGAGCACCGGCACGGTGTAGCCGGCCTCGAGCTGCTCGGCGAACCAGGCTTCCGCGGCAGCTTTTGCCGATCGCCTGTCGAGTTCAGCCGCCTTCGTCGGATTGAGCCTCATCCTGCTCACGCTGTTTCGCCTCCATGTAGCCTGCATAGCCAAGACCATAGCCATCTGGCTCCGAGAAATCACAGTCCCACGCCTCGCGGTACTGCTGGTCGGGCAGTTCAGAATCGTCCACGTAGACGTATGGGAGTCCAGCGGGAACGTCCTTCCTAGCTATGTCGTCCAGTGACAGCGGGCAGTTGGCCGCTGGGAAAATAACCCACACTCCTGTGTCGGGAGGCGGCGCTGCATGAACAATTACGGTAGCCATAATTCGCCTAACTGACTGCGATAAACGAGCAGTCCCCCATCGCGTCGGATGCGGCAGGGACGCCTTGCCCGCCGGCCACCACAATGTTGATGTCTTGCCACGTTGCCCTGCCAGACACGACGTTTCTGGTTCCCATGCGCATCGTTGTGTTCGTGAACGTGTCCGCAGAGTTACTGACGTTTCCAAGGTACGCGGTCGTGTGCGGAATGCTGGTTGTGAAATTGACCCGATACCTACCGGCAGCGCTGCGGTATGTGATGCTGCTCACATTCCCGCCATTGAACAGCACAGGGGACGTAGCGGCGTTGAACTTACACCACGCTCGCACGAAGAATCCCGGCGTGCTGTTGTGCGTGATCGCGCCGTCGCTGGCGATCGACATTCGCACGTTATTCGCGATGACGAAGTCGATCTGCGTTTCCGCGCCGACCGTAAATGAGGTGGTGTTGTAGACGCCGGGCCGCCCCCACGCCGCGCCTAGCCTGACGGTCGTTGCCGTCCCTTCCGCGTTATAGACAGAGTAACCATAGTCCTCCGTCGAATACTGCACGCGGAGTCCCGAGCCGCCTCGCACATAGAATCCAGCATTAGCCGGATTTACCCAAAACGTCGCGTCGTTTGAGTCGATAAAGATCGGCGCGTACATTGCCGTATCATTCTGCCACGACCCGTCGTCGTTGCACCACGACCCCCACCCGCCCGCCTGCGTGAGAAAGCCGATGCGGTTGCTGTTGCAATGGAGGATTCGTTCACCCTCGTTACTGTCCCGCATCGCTATCGTCGAGAAAGTCGCCGTGTCGCTTTTGCCCACGTAGAGGTACTCGCCAAACACTTGCAGCGAGTCTATGTTCATGCTCGCCAAGCGACTCGTGCCGTTGGGGTCGCAGTAGTACGCAGCGTTTTGACTGTCGTAATAGATCGGCGCATACATCGCAGCGCCAGACGTTATGGCCCCTCCCGTATAAAACTGCTTGTCTCCGTAAACGCGAATGTAGGTGGAGTCGGTCATCCATATGCCGCCGCCGTAAGTCTCGCTGTACCAACCGGAGTTGCCGTTGGAGCGGAAGAAATTACTGGAGTAGACCGCGCCAGTGGTGGTGATGTTGCTTGACGTTGACGCACCACGCGAGCACACGGTCGATAGCGTCTCGCTGCTCGCCGTTCCTGTGATGTTGATTCCCCAAGTACCGCTCGCGCCACCGCCGGTCCGAGTCGGCGCGTAGGAGTTGTAGTTCGCGCTCGACAGGATCACGTAGGAGTTTGCCCCAAGACTCCAACCACCGACCTTCAGTTGGTTGTCAGTGTCGAGGCCGAAGTTTACGGCGTAAGCGCCCGGCCGATGGAATGACATTACGGCTGCGCCGCCGCCCTGCGACCGAATCTGCGGACCCGCGTGGCCCGCGTATGAGACGGTCGCCGTGCTTAGTGAGTAGCCCAATCCGATCGAAGTGCCTGTCAGTTCGCCGCTGACGTTGATTCCCCACGTACCGCTCGCGCCACCGCCGGTCAGGGTCGGCGCGTAGGAGTTGACCGTGCTGCTATCGACGATCTTGCGCCACGCCTGCCAGGTTCCGCTGCGTCGCTGGCGGAACCATAGCCCCGCGTCGCCGCTGGTGGGCGTGTAGAACTGCGCGACCCAGTTGCCGTCGCCGGCGTGGTCGTAGTCCCATCGGTGACCGTACAGAGCGCCGTCGGGGAGGTTCGCGGCGTTGGAGGCTACGTGCCAGTAGCCTTCAACCGGCACGTTCATATCGGCGTTGGGGTATGAGCCGTCCACGCGGAAGTAGTTGCCGGCCGCCACGCCGCCGAGCTGTGCCGCGCTGCCGCTGATCGAGATCCCCCAGGTGCCGCTCGCGCCGGATCCGCCAGACGTCACTGCGTCGGTGATGCCGTAGCCGGCGAGCGTGGTCGGGTTCGTGCCGGCGGTGACTCGCCCTTTTGCGTCCACGGTCACCGAGCGATACGTGCCGGCGGTGACGCCGCTGTTTGACAGCGTGGCCGCGAACGAGCCGGTGCCGCTGCCGGTGACGTCTCCGGTGAGCGTCACGCCGCTCGAGGTCGCCATAGCACCGAGGGCCAGCACCGACCGCTGCGCGGCCGCATCGGCTGCGGCGATGATCGACCTGCCTTGCGAGGTGCAGGTGATCTCCTCGGCAGGGCCGGCCCCGGCGGAACTCCTCCCGAGCACGCGGTCGGTCGCCGACACTCGAGGCCGGATCGCGGTGACGCCCGAGCCGGTCCCGACATAGATCACCGAGTCGGCAGTGTTGGCCGCGAGCTCGCCGGCCGACAGGCTCGACGGCACTACTCCAGCCGTGCCAGAACGCTTGACCTTGATGATGCTCGGCATCAGCTAAAAGTCCCGCCGTCAATCGTGACGCCGTCGATGGTGCCGCCGGTGATGGACACGTTGCTGGACGCCTGCAGGGCCATGCTGCCGAGGCCAAGGTTGGTCCGAGCCGTCGGGACGTCGGCCAGGTCGGACAGGTTGCTGGCCTTCGCGAGCTTGCCGCCAAGCGAGGTGCTGATGGTCGTGGCGAACGACGAGTCGTTGCCGAGGGCCGCCGCCAGCTCGTTCAGCGTGTTCAGCGCCTCGGGGGCCGAAGCGACGAGAGATGACACGGCGCCATCGACATACGCCGTGGTCGCGAGCTGCGTCGAGTTGTTGAGCGCCGCCGGGGTCGGGGCGGTCGGAATCCCCGTCAGGGCAGGGGAGGCGAGCGGCGCGTATGTGGCAGCGGCCGACGACTGCGACAGGTAGGTCGCCGCTGCCGAAGACTGCGTGAGGTACGTGGAGCTGGCGTTCGCCTGTGTCAGGTATGTGCTCGAGGCCGTCGCCACCGTCAGGTACGTGGCGCTGATGTCGGGGATATCCGCCGCCGCCAGGGCGCGGAAGGTCGGTGCCGCGGCGGACCCGGTGGACGGGCCGGCGAACACGACATTCGCCGACTGCGTCGCGAGTGCCGCTGAGAGCGTCCCCGAAGTGGTGACGGGCGAGCCGGTGACCGTGAATATCGACGGGAGTGATAGCGCGACGCTGGTGACGCTGCCGGCACCAAGCGACGCGATGCGGCTACGCACCCACGCGGTCGTTGCGACCTTCGTCGAGTCCTCTTCCGCCGCCGGCGTGGTGGCAGTCGCCGAGCCGCCGAGGCTCACGGCGCCGCTGAATGTCGTGTCGCGGGAGATGGTCTGCGACGTCGCGCCGGCCAGCGTCGGGTATGCCCCGGGGCCGGCGATCGCGACGACCGCCGTGGCCGATCCGCCTTGGCCTCCGGTGCCGATCCCCGCGTAGAGCGTAGCCCCGCCGGTCGTGCCTTCCGCGAGGGCGAGCTCCGCATTGGCGAGCGTCGTCGGCGCCGTCGATCCGCTCGAGCGCTTGATTCTGATTGTCGTGGGCATCGTTTAGCTCCTAGAAAGCGCCGCCATCGAGAACGTCCTGCGAATCGTTACGCCAGAATCCCGTGAGGTACACCAGTGCGTCGCCGTGCTGCGGGTCGTCGATCGCGACGTCCGCGGCACCTGCTAGCGTCGAGAGCCCGCCGCCCCCGCCGCCGCCCGTCGTCTGCGTGAACGGCCTCCAGGTCGTCAGGTCGTTCGCGAGCTGCCACATCGTGAGGTCGGACGCCACATACACCACCATCCCGGCCTCGCGGCGCGGCAGCGGGATCGCGTCGCGCTCGGCCACGGTGGCGACGCTGCGCAGGCCGCCGCGACCGTAACGCGCCTCGTGCGACGGATGCGAGTCTGTCGTGTCGAGCGGCACGACCGGCGCGATCACATTCGTGCCGACGATTTGCATTACGCGACCTCAAGCTGCACCGTTCCAGTAACCGGGTAGATCGATCGATAGATCGTGTAGAGCGTCGGCGGCTGGCCCTCAAACACGGCGGACCTGGCCGAGCTCTGGAATGCCGTCGTGACGAGTCCATTGACCCGGAACACTGGCGGCGTCGCCACCCAGGCGGATGGCAGGACGACGTAGATGTACGCGGCGTCGCACGCGATCGACCGTGAGATCGCCCGGCCGGCCGCGAGCTCGGCGGTCAGGCCGGCCGCGATCTGTGCGTCGGTGATTGCGGTCGCGCGGCTCGAGCCGGTGAAACGCACCAGGTAGGCCGGCGGCGTGGCCGGCGTCGAAGCCTTCGCGATCGTGTGGACCCGTCGCACCTTTTGCGCTCGGTCGCCCCAGGCCCACGGGGCGCTGGCGCCCTCCGGCGTGAACACTTCGTAGGTGCGAGTCGCGCCGTCCTCGGTCACGAGGATCGTGTCACCGCGCTGCGGATCCTGCGGCAGCTCCGACCGGCCGACGAAAAAGTCTCGTGTTTCAAACCGCACGAGCTGGCCCGATGCGTCCATCCGCTCCCACCTTCCGACGACGAGGGTCGCCGCGCAGAAACGCGGCAGGCCGCCCGTCGGGCGGTACTCGACCTGCGTCGCCAGGTGCTGGCGGCGCTGCTGCTCAAACCACGCTTCGCCGGCAGCGATGAGGTCGCCCACGAGCAGCTCCTAGTGGCCGGGGGGGCGGCGCTTGGGCGCTGCCCCCCCCAGTGCCGTGACGTCACGGGCCGTATCAGCGACCCAGGAGAACCATCACCTCGGCGGCTGCATCGGCGGCGTCGGCCACGACCACGCCGAGCGGCGGGTACGTCGTCGGCGACTGCCCGCCGCTGTTGGCCGAGCTCGTCACCTTGCCGGTCGAGGTGTTGAGGTACACGGCCGTGCCGGCGGTGAGCGCCGTTCCAGACGTCGTTGCCTTATCGCACGCGAAGACACCCTCGACGCACAGCGCGCCCAGCGTGTTAGCGGCGATCGGGCGATCGGCAATGCCGACGAGTCCGGTGCCGATCGCGACCATTTGGCCGACGGCAACGGCCGAGCTCGGCGTGTGGTCAATCTTCCCTGCCGATGAAACGTAGCGAGCCAAGGATCACCTACCTTTCCGTTGTTTAGAGACTCGAGGCCCGGCCGGCGGTCCATCGTGACCGCCGGCCGGGATCACGCTGATTCACTGTCAGGCCGTCGCCATCCGATAGCACGCCCGCGACTCGCCCTTCGCCACGCCCCAATCGTGGTACCCGCGGACCGCGATGCCGAGCGTGTCGAAGTCGGCTTCCGCCTGCTCGACCGTCGGGGTGCGCTGCCCGTTAAGGAACACGACCTCCATCGCGTTGAGCTCGCTCGGGCTGGCGGCGAGCCACCAGGTGGTGGCGCTCGACAGGTAGAAGGAGCTCACGATCTGGTAGCGGCCGGCGAGCACGTTGTTCGCCGTGGTGACCGTCGAACCGCCGATGAGCAGACCGCTCTGCATCAGCTTCGCCGCGGACAGCTCCAGCTCCTTCGGCACGAGCAGCACGCTCGGCGCGACCGCCAGAGGGTTGCCATCCGGGTCGGTCAACTTGGCATACGCGGTTGCCGCCGCCTCGAGCGATTCGAGCGACAGCGCGTTGCCGGCGGCGGCGGTCTTCTTGGCGAAGTAGCTCGCGTTCGACGACTCGAACTCGCTCCAGAAAACCTTGTTGAGCTTCGTCGCGGCGCCGCGGCCCAGGCGGGCCGGCACGACCGAGAGCGCGCCCAGGTCATCGTTGATCAGGTCGGTCCTCGTGATGCTCGAGAGTCGGCCGTATGTCTTCGCGCCGAAGCTCCTCGTCTCGTCGCTGGCGTCGGCGGATTTGAGCGTTCCGCCGTTGCCGACCTCCTCGAACTCGAAGCCGCCGTTGACGCGGATGCCGGTCACGAGCTTGAAGTCCGAGACGGACCGGATCAGCGAGATGCGGTCCCACACCGACTCGACGGCGCTGAACCCCTGGAGCAGGAACTTGTTGTAGGTCGCCGACAGCACGTTCGCGATCGCGTGGGTAGCGAACGCCGCCTTCAGCACCTGACGCAGGTTCGAGCTGTTGAGCCGGTAGCCCTCGCCGTCGTACCCGTTGGCACGCGCGGCCTGCACGATGACCTCGGCGACCGACCCGTGGCGACGCTTGCTCGCGGCCTCCAAGGTCCGCTCGTCGAAGTGCCGCTCGACGTCCTGCAGGCCGGCGGCGAGGCAGAGCGACGCCGTGACCGTCCGCTCGTCGGTGGCCGCGGGCGCCGCCACATGGATCGCCGGCGCGGCGGGCCGCTCCGCGCGAATGTTCGCGAGGATGTCGCCGCGGATCTTCTCGAGCACCTTGGCCGCGACCGTGTCGGCGTCGATCAGCGACGCGCCGTCGCTGCCGGCGGTGACGGGGATCACGCCCACGGCGCCCGTCGCCGTGGCTTCCGAGGCGACGACGTCCTCGGGCTTGTCATGGGCTTGCGCCATGGGTTCACACTCCGTATTCGCCTCCGCGGCGATAGCGGCGGACGTATGTGGGTCCGCTCCAAACAGGACGATCGACACCTCACGCAGCGAGCTGGCTCGCACGACAGAGATCGGGCCAGAAAACTCGCGGCCGTTTACCGTCACTTGCTCGCCGGCCGCGATGTTTTCGATGCGGCCGACGTTCGCTCCGATGCTCGCTTGGAACTGCCAGCCGGCACGCGCGAGGTCGAGCACCTTCTGCACTTCGGGCGAGCCGCCGATGACCTCGCCTTCGACGATGAGCTCGGTGCCTGTGTTGGTGACGCTGGAAGCCTGACCCACGGCATGATCGACGTCGTACTCGTGGCCGAGCATGACGGCGACGGGGCCGGCGTCCTGCAGGCCGGCCAGATCGACCACGAGGGGATTGCGCGACCACGCCTGGCGAATCGCGGCGCCGGTGTAGCCGACCAGGCGAAACGTCGGCCGGCTGGCGGACTCGCCGTCGGCGGAAATCGGCGGGCAGGTGATCGTCGCCTCGGAGGCGAGCCGAAGGTCATGCATTGGTGTCGGCCTCCTGCGGTGACGGCTGCGGCGGTGCAGGCTGCAGGTCGATGCCGAGCTCGGCCGCGAAAGCCTGCTCCGCGGCCCGCTGCCGAAGCACCTGCCTCCAATCGCGTCCGCGGCGAGCGCACACCTCGGACAGGCTCGTCGTATGGGCCTGGAGGGAAATCTGCTCGGCAGTCGCCTCCTTGACCGGATCTACGTGTTCGTGGCCGTCCCAGGCCCACCGCCACGACCACTGGTCGCGAGGAGGGAGGCCGTCGGGTATTTGCCCGTCGATCAGCGCTGCCTCGTCGAGCCACCTTGAGAGCACCGGGTCGAGCACCACGCGCTCGAGCTCGGCACGCTCGGCGGCCAGGTGCTTGCGGTAGACGAGGTAGTCGCCGCGCATCGTCGAGTAGTTCGCACCCGATGCGTCCATCGTGGCGACGATGTACGGCAGGTTGATCGCGCGAGCGATCTGCATGAGGATGCGACGCTCAAACGCCGAAAACGACTCCGTCGGCTGCTCGGCCTTGAGCTGATACGGTTCCCAGTTTTCCGGCGCGATCGTCATCATGCCGCGAGTGATCGGCATGGTTTCCCACGCATCGATCGACGGCGCAGCGACGGCCTCCGGCGGAAGGGTGGTCTTGAGCACGGCGGCGAACGCGGCGGCGGTTTCGGCCGCCGTGACGACCGCGTATTGATATCGCCGCAGCATGGCGAACAGCTCGAGGGCCGGCACGACCTCCCCGACTCCGCGAGACTGACCCGCCCGGGTCGCGTGGTACCAGTGCAGGACGGACAGGGCGTCGATCCAGCGGCCCGCCATCGTCGCGCCGAGGTTCGTCGATCCCGGGTGGTGGTCGAGCAGGTAGTACTGCGCTGGGTTGCCGTCGGCGTCGTAGCGGATTCCGTCCACCGCGCCGGCTAGGTCGATTCGCACGACCGGGTCGGCGACCATTTCAGCCTCGACGAGCCGGAGGTCGAGCTGCACCCCGCGGAGGGCCGAGTTGTTCGTCACGATCGCGAACGACTCGCCGTCGATTGCCTTCGCGATACTCATCGTCCGCAGCTTGGCGGCGAGCGCGGTTGCCTGCCCCCATTCGTAGACGTTGTCCTCGACGATGCTCACGAGCTCTTGGTCGGCGTCGGGTCCGCAGTCGAGCAGGAGCCGGGGGCCGGTGCCGACGAGGTCGGTGGCCCTCGTGTTCGTCATGCCGGCGAGGTAGCCGTTGTTCGCGGCCTCGTACCTGGCTCGCGAGCGAAGACGCTGCCGCACCGCCGGCGTCAGGGCCGAGTCCGCCGAGAGGGTGTCGGCCGCCTGCCAGTGCCTGCGGTTCAATTCCGACGTCTGCGCGGCATCGTAGCGCGCGGAGACTTCGCGCCTGGCGGTGCCAGACCTGGACGGACCCAGGATGCGAGAGAGCAGGCCCATTAGCCCATGGCCCCCGGGGACTCGATGCGGGCCATTCGGAGGCACGACAGCGGGTTCGTCGTCGCGCGGGCCTGCATCACGAACCGCGCGGCCTCGACCTGGCGGTCGAGCTCGTGCTGCTCTACCTCGCCGGCGTCGGTACGCGCACGACGCGGCTGCGCGAGGTTCGCAGCCACCGCATCAATGACGTCGTCGTTCGTCGGCACCGTGTCGCTCC